TAAAAAGATGAAACCCAAAAGCCCTCCTCGTGCACCCCCTGCGCCTCCACCCCCACCTCCGCCTCCTCCTCCGCCTATGATGAAGGCTAACCCCAAGGCTGCTCTCATGAATGCACTCAAGAAGGATCCCAAGTTTCAGCTTCAGAAAAAGAAAGCTAATAATGCTAAGTAATTACAAAAATAAACTCGGTCACTTTAGTAGGTCTATCTTTTAGATTACGGCTACCCCTATAACAATTGTAATCTATTTCAATTTTTTTATAGTTATAAGGTCCCAAAAGAGTATCCCACTCTTCGGGTTTTATGAACCCCTCATTACTATAAGAAACTACTACATGTTTTCCCTTTTTTGTAGCCAACTCTAGGGTTTTTTTCATTGCTTCATGTATTGTAACTTTTGAATTATATTTACTTTTGTTCCAATCAGAGGGTATACCCGAAACTTTCGATATATTTTCTGGTCTTTTATTTGAACAGATAAGATTTAACATAAAATAATTAGAACCATATGGATGTTGATTATAGGGTGGATCTAAATATATCAAATCTACATTGGGTATATCATTCAAAAAATCAAGAGCTTCTTGTCGATGCACGTGGACTTCACATGGTTCACGATTCCAAACGGGTTCCTCTAGTTCAATTTTCTTTGTAATCCTATCAACCGCAAAGCCACCCTTACCACCCCATCCACCCTTATGATATCCCTTAAAAACCCCCGAAGTATTTGTGTGTATACTCGCTTTTATAACTAGAGGTGCAAGACAGTAGGGTTTGAGTTTTTCCGGAACATGTATATCCAGATAATTTAACATTCCATCGATTCTGTTTGCGTTTTCTTCGGTATAAAATGCACGATCCCGGGAATATAGTTCCGATATAAACCCATATCCTGTTTTATTATTCATTTCGGTCATATGTTTTCGAATCTCCCCCTGTTCATGGGGTGTGGGTGTAATCAAGAAACATTTCGAAATGACTTCACAATAGAGTTCCAAATCGTTAACATATAACGTATTACAATAACAACGCAACATCCTAGAGACCACTCCAGAACCCGAAAATACATCGGCACAACTTTCGGGGTTGAGTTCCTTAATAACCTTTTCTATATTGGGAATCAATTTCCTTTTATTACCTATGTATGTTATCATAGGTTGGTGGACATATTCTCCCATAGATACTATGATGTAGTGCAATTTCCTTAATTGATTGTTCAGCTATGTGTTTCATTATCGTCAATCTTTCCTCCCATAGCCACATGGTACTACCATTTGGAAACTCATTGTACTTGTGGGTTTTTACACAAAAAGTGGCAAACTCCCTATTCATATTTTTTTTGATATTTATTTTTTCTTTCATCTCATCGACATTGAAAATATTTTCAGAAGTTTTTTCCCAAACGAGGGGTTTTTTCCCAAAGTTTGACATGGGGCCAATTCTATCAATTATAGTTTCAGTACTATGAAAATCACAACCTGACACAAACACAAGATACGGACTGACCGGTAAATCTTTGAATAGATGCCATGATGCATTTAAGTTTTTGAACACTCTCTCGATGGCATTACCACTAGCTTGTTTGGGTAACTTTCTAACAAATCTTGTATCATTAGTACCTTGGCATTTATCCTCGACGATAAGAAAACAATATGTTCGACTCTCTAGGGTCATATAAAATAATCCACCATCCGGACTTATGGAACAATTTTTATTTGTTTCAAAAAGTTCAGAACCCTTTAAAACTTTTTTCCAATAAAATGTGCCACCATGCTTCTCGATGAGTTCCTTACAAAAAACTTTTAAATCTTCAATAGCGAGGGATAGGGTGCCTTCAGACTTTTGGCATATACCCCCCGCTATAGAAGAACCTTTATGGATTTCACGTAAATGAGACATAGACCTTTGGGGAAAACTCATTTACTTAGGTTACAATAATACCAAACTTTTTCTTGATGAGTTTCTTCGCGGCTGGGAGACTAGGCTTACTCCATAGTAACCACCTAGACCAAAAACCCGCTGTATACATACCACTCTTAGTCCACGTTTCCCCCATACGCGAGTGTCGGGCGAGATACCTTCTCATTCTCATGGGATTCCCGTGGAGTGTATAATCCGAGTAACCCTTACCACCAAAGTGCACTTTTTTACCATTTTCAAACAATACCATCCACTTTTTTTCGGGGTTTGTACTGGGTTTTAAAAAAACCTTCATATATAGTATAATATGAAAATTATTATAATTTTATTACTACTACTACTACTATGTGCAACTATTTATTATAAAATAAGAAATGAAACGAAAATTAATAATAACAATGATGTTAGGATAAATATTTTAACACGATCTGGAAATAGGAGGCGATGTTTTGAAAAATTAAGAAAATCCATTGAAAAACAAAAATATAAAAATTGGAAGCATATTATAAGTAATGATAATATAAAGAATGATTTCTTATTAAATTATGAAAATGTTATAGACGTTGATAAAATAGATAAATTAGATAAAGATCACTGCCCCTATAATCTTTATTTGAACGAACTATTGAAACATTGTGATGAAGGATGGGTTATTATATTAGATGATGATGCACTGTTAATAGATGATGATTTTTTAGGAAAATTGGCTTATCAATGTAAAAAAATGAAAAAAAATGATATAGTAACATATGACTCTTATTATGGAAAACAAAAACTTTTAACACCTGCTATTTTAGGACCGTTTGATATGATTAACTTTTCATTTCACACGTCATGTCCAATTAGATTTAAAGATAAGTGTGGAGGTGATCGGATATTTATAAACGATTGTAAAAAAAATGGTTACATTTTTAAATGGACACCAATTTTAGGTACATGGGCAAATGTAAACAACCAAGCGCATGGGAAAGAAGTCGTATGCTAATAATTATATACGTATATAATAAATGTCCTTCGAGGTAATTACATATGCAACTCATTCAGAAGGTATGTTTGATGAATTGATAAACAGTGGATACCCAGTAAAAGTTTTGGGATGGGGGGTTAAATGGGAAAGTTTTTTAACTAAAATAAACGGAGTTTTAGATTACATGAAAACAAAGAATCCAGATGATATCGTTGTATGTGTAGATGGATTTGATACCAAAATAAATAGAAGCCCACGGGAAGCCGAAGAAATATTTAAAAAAATGAATTGTGGATTTTTAGTATCTGAAGATGTATATGTATCACCAATTGCAAAAAACTTGCTTCAGTATCATTTTCGTAAATGTAAAAACGGTGTTACGGCTAACATGGGATTATGGATGGGATATGTAAAATATATAATTCCTATTCTTGAAGACATATTGTCTAAAAAATGTACGGATGATCAAATTAATTTTAATAGTATATGTAAAAAATATGATTATGTAAAAATAGATACAGATAAATTAATATTTGCGAATAAATTATTTTCAAAACAAGATGATATGGCCATTTTCCATGGATTTCCCGGAAGTGGGAAGTTGTCGAATCCTTTACACGAAAATATAAAACACTATTTTAAAACTTATTTTCCGACTCAATTTATATTAATCTCTCTCATATTATTGGTAATTTCTATTTTTTATAAACGCGTGATATATCTTTTAATGCCACTTTTATTTATTTTTATTTTTTATTCTAATAAAAAATGTATAACAGCTTAAAGAATATAAACCCAGTAAATATATGTAGGTCTTCTTAGCTCAGTCGGTAGAGCGCTAGGCTTTTAACCTAGTGGTCACGGGTTCGAGCCCCGTAGGAGACACGCTGGGATGCCCGAGCGGTCTAAGGGGGATGACTTAAGATCATCTGCAGCAATGCGCGTGGGTTCGAGCCCCACTCCCAGCACTCCCGTCACGACTAAAAGTCGCTCGGCCCCTATAGCTCAGTAGGTTAGAGCGGCAGACTGTTAATCTGTAGGTCACTGGTTCGAATCCAGTTGGGGGCGTCTTTTATCTCTTATGGGATTATAAGTCACATAAGAGATAAAATTATATTCATTAAATATAAATGAAAGTGATTGTATTAGCTACACATGATTCGGGATATTTAAAAGCTCTTAAACAAAGCTGTAATAGATATGGTTATGAGCTAATAGTATTAGGTTGGGGTGAAAAATGGAGAGGATTTACTATGAGAGCTAATTTATATAAGGAATATTTAGAAAAGTTACCACAGGAAGAATATGTAATATGTTGTGATGCGTTTGATGTTATAGCTTTGAGGCATTCTGATGATTTACTAAAAAAAATAGAGGGTTATGATAAAGTTTTAACTGGATTCGATGAAGCTAGTATTATTACAAAATATATGTATGGTAAACCACCAATCAAAATTAATTCCAAGGAGTATTTTGCAAACGCTGGGTTTTTTATTGGTAAATGTAGGAAAATTAAAAATATTTTTGACATAATGTGTATTAATGAAAAATGTAATAATGCTAACGTCGAGGATCAAGGACTTTTAAATGGACTTCTGCAAGTTCATACTGATATAATTGATATAGATACTGAATCTGAAATTATATACAATTTACAATATCCAAAAGATTATTTAAAACAACTTATAAAACTAACATTAAAAAATGAATCTTATATTCTTGATAATAATCATGATAATTTTAATATAAAAGACCAATCTTTAAATAATGGCAATAAACCATTTTTTATTCACGCAAATGGTAATTCTAATATTAATTCTTTATGCAAAGAATTGGGTTATCACGAATCTAATTTAAATAATAATTTTAACTCTTATAATGGTCTTAAAACTATCAAGATAATGACAATGAGAAAATTAATGTTTATACTTCATATAATATTTGTATTAGCTACTTTACCAACACCGATTATTATATATTTATTCAAACTTAATCCACCATTATTAATTATACTGCTTTTGATATTGATAAATCACGCACTGGTAACTCAGTGGTATGTATTAGGAGATTGTGTACTAACGGGCTATGAAAATATTTATAACTATACAGGTCGGCCATATTACGAACATGAGTTGGGATCTATTAGCAAAAAGATTGTTAAAAATATAACTATATATTCACCATTTATAAATACATTTATACTATGTATTATAATATATACAAGATATAGATGCACCCAATAAAGATTCATGATATCGCGTCGGCTACATTTCTTATACCCTTCTCAACTTTATGTATAACTGAGGTAGTGTCAGGGTATTCATAAATATTTTAAGTTGTGGTATTTGTGCACTCACATGGTCTAGAAAAAATCCAGCTTTAATACAATAGATGCCCACGCCTATTCCATACTCCCATGTACAGTTAATGCACTACCATCAGAAAAAAGCTATGCATTACTGTAAAAAATATCACACAGAGATAAACCCCAAAAGAAAAGATTTGTATTTTAAATTAAGTATTAGACATAGTGTAAAACATGAAAGGTTAGAAAAGGATGAAAAGTCTTTTTAGGGTGTAATAAATCCTGATATCAAAACACTCAAGTAATATCCTAATATTATATAATTAGAGTTTACTTCTTTTCCATACATCTGTTCTAAATGTTTAACGGGATGTATGAATTTGAAAATAGTCCATCCATTTTCATCAGTATCTGTATGAACAGATAGATATATAAGTGGTAATATTAAGGCAAATATGAAATGTTTGACTTCTATTTTACCACTGAGAAAAAACAATGATAATATTCCAGGTAACCAATGAATAAAAAAGTCTGCTATATGTATTTTCATTTTTTGAGGTTTATTATACGTTTGTAAAACACATGATCCGGGTATCATCATACCTAAAGCTAAGTAGTAACCCCATACAGATGATTCTATCAAATATAGAAATGCATGTATAATTATGAATAAATATGAGATAGCTAGATTTTTCATATATAATACACAAATATTATAAATGTTTCCTACAAACAGCCTTATACATGTCATTACCACCCACTAGCTCTAGAACATCCGATTGTACAACGCGTTTAGTAAACGGACCTTGTGTACCATCGAGGCAGTCCATACACATAGCAGTCAATTTAACCACTTCGTCTGCTAAGGGTATACAATCCAATAGTTCCCCAAACTTTCTTTGTTTATAATCACCATCTAGTCCTGCAAGGATGATGATCTTACCGTGGTCCAAAACCTTCTCTACAAATGTTTTCAACCCCGAGAAAAATTGAGCTTCATCGACGGCTATTATTTCGGCTTCACCAATCGACACTTCATGTAAATTATTTGTTTTAATACATCTGAAAGTAACATTATCATGGGTTCTCAATACCTCTTCTATAGACCGTGTGTCTTTTTGTGAGTTTATGACTAGAACATCCTTACCTATAGCCCTATACCTCTTTAGGCGCCTGATCATTTCAGACGTCTTACCAGAAAACATATTTCCCATGATAATGCGAAGACTCATTTTTATTTATATAAACATTTATAATTTTAAGCAGGTTGTAATTAGAGAAAAAAG